TTGTGTTTATTTATACCACCAATTAAGTGGGAAGTCTGTGCATCAATCAGCATGTTTCTCATCTTGCTTCTCCTTCTCTTTTAGTTTCTTCCACTCCTCGTAACTAGGGTGGCTACGAGGGGGATTGTACTGTACCCAACCGTCCCCTCGTTTCCATACCAACTTATCTTTATGCTGCTTGGATGTCAACTATTTCACATACCCCTGCAGTACAGGCTAACTCACGCCCACCTGAAGTGGTATCCTCTTTTTCAAACTCCTGCAACAATGACCAGTCTACATTTTTTGGCATCTTTGTCAAGAACTCTTTGTAACTTTCTTCATCTGTATCCTGATAAGGTGCTTGCTGATATGTATGCTCACTGAATGGCAGGAAGCTGATACCAGATACCTCATCAAAATGTTCGTACACCCAAGAGCCTACAGCCATCCACTCATTCTCTTTGACTGAGATAGTGACTGATGGTTTGTGTTCACACCAATGACGCTGGTAGGTAAGCCACAATTCAAGCTGCTCAATAGCATTCATCTGTGTCCTAGTGATTGCACCAGAGGGTGACTTCATAGGGAAGCTGAACACTGTTGTGCTATCTGGCTTCATTACATCAGGCTCTGCTGGAATACCCTGCGACATAAGGAACTGTGTGAGTGGGTCTTTATTATCACCACGTACAGTACGAATGTAGTATGGGTTATGCCGTGCATGGATACCTGACGCTGCATCAGTAAGCTGAGACACAGTACCGCTAGGCTTTACACACGTGACTGCAGTAGACTGTGGTATTTTAAGCTGCTTTGCCATAGCTGCATTAGTCTGCACTGCTGTATCACGTAGGACTTCTAGCATCACCTCAAGTGTATTGCCTGTTGTAGATGTCAGCTTGTTGTCCATGATGCCTGTCAGTGACACACCAAGCAAGCGTTCTTCTTCTGTATTCTTCTTCCATACGTTACGTAGATACTTGAAGTTAGTCAACGTAGCTTGGAATGTGCCAAGGATAGTAGCTAGGCGTACCTTTTCTTTTAGTGTATCTATCGTATCGCTTTCACGTACAACTACCTCTGACAAATTACAGAACTGATATGGGCGTAAGATTATCTCACTGCAAGGGTTGCAGCCGAAGTCATGGTCAGTCTCACGCCTACCATTCTTAGCAGCTTGCTTGATAGCTGACTGCCTGTTGAAGATACCACGCTCACCTGACTTGCTGTCATACAGAGACAACCATTCACGCATGAACGTACCCATCTCAGGCTTAGTCTTGTACGCCACAGAGTTATTAGCCAGCGCACGTTGTCCTTCATTCTCCCACCACTGACCTGACTTGGCATGTGCCATCTGGTCATCGTTAAGATTAGACAATGAAATCAATGCACTACGGCGTACACCACCTACGACTACCACTTCACCAATCTTACACATGATGTCGTGACACTCGATTGGGTAGAGCCTACGTCCTGCTGCACCCTTAAACTTCTGTACAACAAACTCAAACAACTCAACCAGAGGCTGTGGGCCTGATGCCCTACCGCCAAATGTCTTGAGGCGTTCACCTGCTGCACGTACATCGGATACGTCCCACTTAGGAATCTGTCCCGTATATAACATAGCAATCAGTTCTTTGAGTGACTTAGCCCAACCCGGACGACTGTCACCTACCTTGATTACTGTGTCTGTGTGATGAAAGTCTTCATTCACAATAGGTAGCTTCTCAATGCAATGACGCTCCACAGAGAAGCCTACACCTGTGCCACACATAAGGATGTACATAGTCTCATCAAACGCACGTGGGCTATCCACAGGCACGTATGAGCAGTTGTATCCACCTACGTGGCAGCGGTCTAGTGCTGGCCCTGCGGTCATCAATGCCCTCATGCTAGGCATGATTTGTTGTGTAAGCACTGCCTCTTCTAGTTCACCTCTCAGTGTATCAGGAAGCTTATAACTAAAGTTAGCACCAAGATGCCCTTCCATATAATCAAAGTATCTAGTGACAGTTTCACTCCATGTCTCCCTTCGTTGCTCATCCTCTTTCCATCGTGCGTATCGGGAAAGAGCAATAAAGTTTTGGTAGTCAGTTGGTAATTGGTTGCTTCTCATTTCATTACTCCATAATAGTTCTAATTGTTTTGATGTCAGCACCGTCTACATCGTAGAAGTATTCACGTATGCCATCCTCTATCTCTTCTCCAACCTGTCCATCGGCAGGTATAGGATACTCTTCTTCATCCACGTCTATGGTAATGAACAGTTTAACTCTTGCCATCTGCCATTACCTCTTCAATCAACTTGTCCAAATACCACTTGGCCTTTTGCAAATCCTCTATGGGCTTCTCTTTGTAATCAAAACGCCAGAGGTATTTCATAATGTTACCCTGCAGGTAGTACCTGAACCCCTTGTCAGTGGCAGCAGAGATAGCATGTATGCATTCAATACCTGTCTGGTTGTAGTGTGGTGGACTGTTGACCATATCAACATTACCCCAAGCCATCTTACCTGCTTGTTCTGCCTCTTCCATCTTCTTCATAAACGCATCATGTCTCATGCTGAACCCCCTGTCTTTGTGTTGAAGTTTAGGTGTATTACGTTACCATCATAAGTCTTTTCTACACCCGATTTCTCTTCTAGTTCTACATCAATATCCATCTCTGTGTCAATAACTTTTGTTACATATTCATGCACAATATTACGCAGTTCTTCTACTTCTTCCATGACAGGTACAGAGGCACACATCATCTTAGTAAAATGCATTACATTATAATAGTCTTCATCATCTAAAGGATTATCTGGCATAGCCATTATAGATATGTCAACTTCACCAGACCACTTACCCTCATCATCAGAGAATGGTCTGACACGAATAAGGAAATCTTCCTCATTTACTTCACTAGCTAGTTTCTCCATCATGTCCATACTTATCTCCTTTTCACTTTTGTGCCGCCAAACTTAATAAACTTGGGATGCTTGTTCTTGCCCTTCTCCTTCAACCAATCTTCAGGAATAATCCTGTCATAGTATCTAAAGTCATACTTAATACACCACTCACCATAGGTAGACTTAGCACCCTTACGTAGCTTACGTCTGCTACTTTCAAATACGAAACGAATATCTAATTTAGGATGCTGTTTCTTGATAGCAAGATGCTTACGTCTATCTGCTGCAGTGAACATACCTTTTGTTTCAATAATGATTCCATTGGACAGCACGAAGTCAGGTGTATAGGTTCTATATGCTAGGTCTTCCCACTCAATCTTGACTTGCTCATACAGAAAGTCAACCTTCTGTTCCTTGAGATAGTCAGATACTTTGAGTTCAAGACCACTACGATACCCATACTTACGTGCCGCCCTAAATTGCTTTGCGTTAGGCAATTACGCCACCTATATAACTTACTGTAGGCGGGTTCTTAGCCTGTGACTTTACTGCTGGGCGTTCTGTTAAGTCAGACCAACAATCAAAACGGTAAGAACAGAAACGACAGCCATCATTGAGTATCTTATTACCTGTCTCCTTACCTCTAAACTTCTCTGGTACTGGTTCAAAGCATCTTTCAAACTTGTTCTCCTCTACTGTTGCTACTGTCTTGCTGATCTTATCTAACTCCTTGTCCATGTCTAGGTTATCAGCAGGTACATATTTAAATTGACCATTGGCTTTGTTGACTACCCACCAACCGCCAGCACGTTTGCCGGAAGCCTTGGCATAACCTGCAAGCTGTCCCACGTAACCAAACCCGTCTCCTGCTGCAAGGGTATCGTAAGATTCAAACTTGTTTCTGTATGACCAGTCTGAAGCTGATTTAATATCATCCACTGCATCGTTAATGACAATATCATATGACCCATTAATACGAGTAGTACCAACGTCAAGAGTGACTTTTTCAGTATCATTGTATTTGACTCCTGCTTCTTTAAGAAGACCTTTGAACACCGCCTCAACGATGTCACCGATCATCATGTTCATTACGAATGTAGTTGGGAAGGGCAAGGCCACCTCTGGCTTGTTCTTTTCATACCAAAGCTGGCAAGTAGGGCGACCAACATTTGACATACGCAAACGAAAGTCACCCCTTGACTTACCACTCCCGAACTGACGAGTAATTGCATCAGCTACGTCATCAGCTACCTGCTTGACGGTAGTGTCAGACATAGTGGATGTGCCTTTGACAGCATTCTCCATGTACTGATGCAATGCTAGTTCAGCGGGATGGTTCATTATGCCACCTCTTCTTCCAGTTCAATGTCAACAATACCATCAACGATTACTTCATCGTCTTCATCACTATGTGAGTTAGCTTTCTCAGAATAGGTATTGATGATGTACTCGTTGTAGTTCTGTACCCAAGCCATGAAATCACCGAAGCGATCTTGATCTTCTTGAGTAAGTTCCAGTGTCTTAGTAACGTCAAGCGTTGTCACTGGTAGGTAGAAGCTACTACCGTTAGGCAGCTTACGTTCTTCTGTAGCTGAAACGATGCTGTGCTGCACTGGCAGACGCTTCATCTTATTCAGTTTAGCAAAGACATTACCAAACTCTTTGAAGGCATCACGGTTCTCAATCTCCCAGATGAATGGCGTTGCATCCACCACTACAGGATTACCGCTTGCATCCATAGGATCAACCATCTCTACTGTGCCAAGCATTACTCGTACACGCTTGATCTGACGGATCAGTTCCTGCGTCTTCTCAGGCAGTGACTTCCAGTCAGCAATGTAACCTGCTGGCTTACCACAGTTAAAGCCACCATCATTATCTTTAAGATCCGTGTTCAAATTATCTGCCATCACTGTCTTAACATAATGGTTAGGTGCTTGACCTGTAGCCATGACAAACTTCTTATACATGAAACGCTGTAGGTATGGACGTAACTTTACAGACGAAGCATAGTAGGTAGGGCCATCTGGAATCTCCAGCTTGTACATACCCCCAGAAACAACTTCCATATTAACACGCTTACCTTTTACTTCAGCCTCACCCATGATAGGTGTGTGATGAATACGTAAACGAGCAAGTGTGCTTGCAGATTTCTTGCTGCTGTTGCCACCCTCATTAGCGATGCCCATTGCTTTAGCCATAGCTGCGAAATTATTAGTATCAATTGTTGCGATTTCAGTCATGTTTATTAACTCCTTTTCAGTTGTAAGATGCATAGTTATATCAGGTTACGTCCTTGGTGTCAAGCCAATTCGGGCCTATCTTTGCCTCTAATAATAGAGGTACGTTGAAGTCAACTCCCCACCGTAAAGTGATGAGTTCAGGTAGTGCTTTATTGGTAGCGTCTATGACATTGATTACCTGCGCTTCTTCATCAGGGTGTACGTCAATGACAATGCTATCATGCACTGAGTTCACTATACATGATTGCATACCCTTTAGCAAGTCATCAATGTGCAGCAATGCAATAGGTACAATGTCTGCAGTAGCGAATGATTGCACAGGGTAATTCTTAATCTGTGTAAAGTGTGACACACGCCCGGTAGATTTACGTACCACATCAGGGAACGCAAACTCACGACCACTAGGCGTGGTTATCTTTTGTGTGGCTATAGCTTCTTTAGCCAGTCGGGAATGCCAAGCGGCAACTCCTTGGTATTTGCTGTTGAAGTGTTCGTAGTATGCTGCTTCTGCTTTTGTTCTACCGTATCCAGTAGCACCGTAGAGGGGAGCAAAGGTGTGCGCTTTCGCATCCTGCCTACTCGTAGGTTGACCAGCATCGGTAATAACTTTAGCGGTGTATGCATGTACATCAAATCCAGTAGATACTTCTTCAATGGCTACCTCATCTTGTGATAAGTAAGCGGCAGCACGAAACTCAAGCTGTGCAAAGTCAGCCTCAAGTATCTTACCACCATCAAATCGTGACACAAAGACTTTCTTTACAGGGAACGTACCGCCACGTGGCATGTTCTGCATGTTAGGATCAGCACCAGAAAAGCGGCCTGTTGATGTGCGATGCTGAAGCAATCGTACATGCAGCATACCATCTTGCTTGGTGTATGTTCCAATGCCATCAACGAATGATGACAGGTAGGTATCGACAGCGGATAGCCGCCGTACCTTAGACAAGAAGTCAACAGCGTCAGTCATACCTCGTGACTTAGCTGCGGCTTCAAGTACCTCTAGGTTCTGCTTGCTAGTGGAGAAGCCATTGGCTGATGCCCATTTGGATGTAGGGGGCTTGAACTTGAGGCCAGCCACCTCACTGGTAGGTGACAAAGTATAACCAGCAGAATCACAAGTGTTGCACTTATTACTTTTTGCAAAGGGTTCACCATTTTTCTTGACCTTTCTTACATATCCTGTACCACCACAAGGGCGGCACTGTTCAGCTACTGTCTTGTGTATACGATCTGTACCACCAGCAATGAGACTACGGAAGTCAGCATCTGACATGTATGGGTCAATAGCATTACCCCAATAGGGCTTGTCGATAACCTTGCGGCTATATATAACCCAAGACAATTGCTCTGGGCTGTTAAGGTTGATAGGTGTATCGCCCATCAGCTTACGTACATGAGCCTGTAGGTCACTGGTAAGCTGCAACTTCTCTTGCTCAAACTCTGTACGCACTTCGTCAAGCTTGCTGATGTCTACTGCAAAGCCACGCTGATAGATAGCAGTCAAGCACTTAGCTACACGATTAGTAAGTCGTGCAGTAGACAACAAACCAGCGTCTGCTGTAGTATTTAGACGCTGCCAAAGCCTGTCAGCAAGCTGCTGAGTAGCATGAAGGTCAGCAGATAGATACTCACACAACTCGTTGTATGGTATGTCTCGTGTACTGTAACCCTTCTTGAAGTACTCCTTCAGGGTATCCTGCTTCTTCGTATCTAACTCATATCGTTCTGCACAAGCCTCTAGTGATAGTGGTTCTTTGATACCTCGCTGCAAGACGTACTCAACAAGCATAGTATCAAACACTGCACCGTCATACTTGAAGCCTGACTCCCATAGCCATAGCAAATCATGTGCCACGTTGTGACATATGAGTACTGTAGCTTGATCAAGGAACCATTGTACACGATCATGGTAGTCAGCTTGACTAGGAACGTCAGCATGGTCAAAAGGAAAATGCTGCTCGTGTCCTTGGTCAGTCAGTACACCTACCATAGTCAATGAGTTGTTAGGCTCAAAGGGGTCTAGGTGTAGCTTGCCATCCCGCTTAGTCGTGGTATTCTCTACATCAAGTGTTAGTTTCATATCTGCCCATCCTTACTGTTCCTGTCATGTCTAGCGGTATCTGATAGAAGAACTCGCCAGACGTTATATATTTATTCGATACCTCAACTGGTGTCAAGTGTTTAATGTCATCAGACTTAAACATAATTGCAGAGGACAGGGGCTTATTCCAAATGAAGAACAAGGTAGGTGATGCAAAGAACTTACTCTTTCGTTCTGGCAACTGTACGGTATCGAAAGGGAACTTGTCTGTATCCCATACAGTCTTTACCTCGCACTCGACATAGAACTTACCCTTGCTACCTTCGGCAATCAAGTCTTGTCCGTATGTATTGGGGTTCTCCCATATCTCGTAGCCCTTAACCTGCATGTATTCCATAGTACGGATACGTGCTGGCTTGTCATGCTTACCATGTAAGGCTTCACTAAATCGTTTCCTCATCCCTCATACCTCGCAGTCTGATAGTTAAGTTCGCAGTTGACCATGCCATGCCAGCCATTCAGCTTGTTCTTAACAATGTTGATGTGACGCAGTGGGCTTTCTTCTTCTTGCCCTTCTACGGTAGGTGACTTGCCAATCAGTATCATCAGGTCAGCTTCAGCAGCCTTACCTGTGCGTGAGCCTTCCATCATTGACTGGTTAAGCTGCGCACGGCCTTCAGCATCGGCTGACAACTGTGACATGTAGAATACAGCACAGTCATACGTCTTGGCAATCTGCCTAGCGTAGATAGCACAAGCCTTCAGTGCCTCGTCAGGTCTTGAGTATGAACCAGCCACACCAAACTTATCACCCATATCTAGTACGAGGATGTCAGGCTTGTGTGTCTTACATACAGATTCAACCCATGCCATGTCACGACCACCAGCATCTTTGATCTTGATGTTGTTCATCACTGGTTCGTACTTAGCCTTGGCTGCACCAATGTTGTCTCGTACCTCACGTGCTGTCATACCAGCGGCAGCAGTCAGGTATCTAGCACCGACACGGTGAGTAGGTTCCTCATTACATAGGATGATACACTTAGCACCCTGATGTGCAAACCCGCCGGGTGCAGCAATCAAGCTGGCATGGAAGGATGTCTTGCCAGTGTTTGGTCTAGCACCTACCTCAATAAGCTGACCACCTGACACACCCTCAACCTTACGTGTCACTGATGGTATGTTGAATGACCACTTGGCTTCCAACTCAGCTTTAGCCATAAGCGTTTCAATACTGATGTCATCCCACTCAATATTGAGGTTGGGAATAAAGTCATCACCATAACGCTCTAGCAAATCACGTAGCTTCTCAAGGGTAGCGGCATCACCATTGACCATATCAAAACCAATGTTAGCAACGTCCTCGCCCACTACCTGTTGGAATAGCTTGGACAGCACCTCTTGTGCTATGTCACTACCCATAGGCTGCTCACGTTTGATCTGTGCAAACAGACTTGAGTAGGCTTGCTTCTGTGCTGTAGTCAAGGTGGGATTGTTAGACATGAACAATGCCTCAATCTCATCTGGTGTTACAGTACGCTCGTACCGATCCATAGCTGTGTCGATAGCTTCTTTAATCTTACGAGCATCCTTACTGAACAACTTCTGTGGACACTTTGATCCACGATGATCGTCATAAAAGGACTTGTCCATAAGGCTTCTAATGATTGATAATTCCATGTAGGTTCTCCATATCTGTCGGGTTACGATATTTCAAATCGTCAGTCAGTCGTAGTACACGAACATCGTTTACGTGACCACGTAATTCCTTTGCCATCTGCAAAGTTTTAGGTAGCGCATCGGGGTCTAACGCTATGATTGCTGTTGAGAACTGTGCGAGATACCCTTTATGCGCCTCTTGCAATGATGTGCCTAGAAGCGCAACCCCGACAAAGGAACCGTAACCAACAACGGCTGCACTCACACAGTCCTCAACAACTACTGCGACTTTACCACACCCAGCGGTGTAAGGCAAGCCACTTTTTCCATATCTTTTCCATTTAGGTAGACGATTACCAAGTGAACGACCTGTCGCATCTACCATAACTCCATCATGCATGACAGGAAATACCACACGGCTTTCCTTTACATCATACAATAAACCTAACTCATCTATGTCCAAGCCCCATGTATCACACCACCTGTTCATGTATAGGTTGTCACGATGTGGTATGATATATGTAGGTAACTCAAACGTACTGGCAGCAAATTCTTCCGCACCTCTGAAGCCTGATCGAATGTCATCTACTGTAAGACGTACACGATTACCACCTCTGATACCACATGATACCTTGTAACAATTCCAGACAAGTGAACCCATGTTGTTGGTGATAGTGAATGTCTTGAGGCCACCACAGTTAGGACAGTTCATGCGCTTTGTCTGCCCATTGGGTACATCTATATCACTTATAATGTTATATATATCCATATGTAATACTCACTTTCGTTGGCGGCAGTTAAGTGCTTTTACCATGAGACTTCCTCATTGTCAATGCAGAATTAGCAGATGAGTAAGTATTTTTCATGTATGGTTTAACTGACTGTGGGTTAGTGTGTCCTGTAACCGACATGATTTGTCCCATAGGGACACCTGCCTCAACCATCTGTGTCGTACCAGTGCGGCGTAAGTCCATCAACCTAAGTTCTTCTGGCAGTCCAGCTTGCCGCATGACAGACCTTCCTGCTTTTGATAGGCGTTCCATGCTGTAAGGTTGGTACTGCCCCTGTACAGGCATTGTACGAGGTACAACGTACTGTTGAAAGCCAAAGTCTTGCTCTTGATGTATCAGCATGTCATATAGATCATCTTCTATAGGCAAAGTTACCTCTGCCCTACGCTTAGATTGCTCAAGAGATAGCTTTCTATTGGCAAAGTCAAAGTTATCCCATGTCAGCAGACGCATATCGCCTAGTCGCTGACACCATTCATATGCCATGTGTACAATCAGGCCAATGCTGCGCCACTGAAACTCACCATATGCAGTGTCAAGGAAATTACGAACATCATCCTCTGTCCATACAACCTTACGTTGTTGCGGTGTCTTACGCCTAACACTGGCAAAGGGGTTGATCTGTGCATACTCCATGTCAATAGCATAACGAAACACGATGGATGACACAGTGCAGATGTGGTTGGCGAAGCTGATGCCTCGCACAACCCACTCTTCATAAGCATGTTTAGCTTGCTTGCTAGACAGCTTGTCAAAGTTTACATCTCCAAAACTGTCACACATTACACCAAGAAAGTATTGATAGTCCTTCTTAGTTCTGTCTCGTAACATACTGAAATCATTGGATGTATAGTACTTGTCAACTAGTTGCTGCACAGTCTTCATGCTGCTAACAACTCCTTGAACTGTGTGCTTTCAATCCACTGTGCTACCTTGGCCTCACGCTGAAACATATTGACTGCCTCTGTATCGCCAGCAGTATTACGCAGCTTGAAACCGTTACGCTCATCAGCATAGCTTGCATAGTTAGTGAAGGCAGAGTACAACGCCCAAGCATTGTGTCCTCTGGTGTTAGCTTCCTGCTCATACAAGCGCAGCATCTTGTCTGCTGTCTTGTCTGACTTCA